ACCAGATGAGCTAGTAAAATCTATGAGTACCAAGCGTGTTTGGCGTCCTTTTAATACATACGGAATCTACGCAATTTCTGCTATGGTGTTTTTTACACTAGGTTACAGCGTAGCAATAATCTAAGGAAAATACTATGGCAGAAGAAATTTATAGTCCCGACCCGCTTTTAATTGAAGAGTCACTAGAACAGTGGATAATGATAAAGTGTGACAATTGGAGAGACAACTATGAGTCAAACTACGAACAAAAGTTTGAAGAATACTATAGGTTATGGAGAGGTCAATGGGACCCTGCTGACTCTGAAAGAGCGTCAGAGCGTTCTAGAATTATCTCTCCTGCGTTACAGCAGGCTGTAGAGTCTAACGTAGCAGAACTAGAAGAAGCTACCTTTGGTCGTGGTAAATGGTTTGACATAGAAGACGATGTAAACGATCAAGAGCGTCAGGACGTAATGTATTTACGTAACAAGTTATCACAAGACTTTGAGTTGTGCAAGGTACGCAAAGCTGTTGCAGAGTGCTTAATTAACTCTGCTGTATTTGGTACAGGCATAGGCGAAATTATTTTAGAAGAGATTAAAGAGATGGCCCCAGCAACTCAACCTATTATGGGTGGAGATCTCACGGCTGTAGGCGTTAACATTACGGACAGAGTTGTTGTTAAGTTAAAACCAGTAATGCCTCAGAACTTTCTTATTGACCCTGTAGCTACGTCTATTGAAGATGCTATGGGTGTAGCTATTGATGAGTTTGTGTCTATGCACTCTGTAGAGCTTCTACAAGAGCAAGGCATTTACCGTGATGTATACCTTGAGTCTGCTGCTCCTGATTCAGAACTAGAACCAGATCAAGACTTATCTATATACCACGATGACAAAGTACGTCTTACTAAATACTATGGGCTTGTACCACGAGAACTACTAGAAGAAGAAGGAGTAGACGTAGAAGAAGACACTAAGTACGTCGAGGCTGTTGTAGTTATTGCTAACGGGGGTACGTTGCTTAAGGCTGAAGCTAACCCTTACATGATGCAGGACCGTCCTGTAGTTGCTTTTCCTTGGGATGTAGTACCATCAAGGTTCTGGGGTCGTGGTGTTTGTGAGAAAGGCTATAACAGCCAGAAGGCGCTTGATACAGAGCTACGCGCTCGTATTGATGCTTTAGCCCTCACTATCCACCCAATGCTCGCTATCGACGCTACACGGCTTCCTAGAGGGGCTAAACCAGAAGTACGTCCCGGTAAGATGATTCTAACTAACGGAGATCCGCGTGAAGTATTACAACCGTTTAACTTTGGTCAAGTCGGACAAATTACGTTTGCACAGGCTCAAGCCCTCCAAGGCATGGTACAGCAAGCTACTGGAGCCGTGGATTCGGCGGGTATCGCAGGACAAGTTAATGGCGAGGCTACTGCTGCTGGGATCAGTATGTCTCTTGGTGCTATTATCAAGCGGCATAAACGCACTCTTATAAACTTTCAACAATCTTTTCTTATGCCTTTTGTTACTAAGGCTGCTCACAGGTATATGCAGTTTGATCCTGAGAATTACCCAGTGTCTGACTACAAGTTTATTGCTACGTCTACTCTAGGCATTATTGCTAGGGAGTACGAGGTTACACAGCTTGTACAACTCTTGCAGACTATGCAACAAGACAGTCCTCTGTACCCTGTGTTGATCCAAAGCATTATTGACAACATGAACCTAAGTAACCGTGAAGAGTTAATTGGTGCATTGCAACAGGCTGGACAACCAGATCCACAAGCACAGCAAATGGCTATGATGGCTCAACAGACACAAATGGAGTTTCAACAAGCGCAAACAGCAGCACTACAAGGACAAGCATCAGAATTTAAAGCAAGGGCTGGTAAACTTGCAGTTGAAACTCAATTAGCCCCACAAGAACTTGAGATTGATAAAATTAATGCAATTACTAAAAATCTTAAAGAAGGCGACGAAGATGACAAAGAATTTGAACGCCGTTTAAAAATTGCTAATATTGCACTTAAAGAAAAAACGCTTAACAGTCAATCTAGTAAAGGAGAGCCTAGTCGTGCTAATGACACAAACAGAAACCAACAAATTCCTAGACCAAATCAACCAAGCGTTCAGCAGCCACCTAGACAAATTGGACTTACTGGAGAGCCGGGTCAAGGATCTAGAGGACCAACTCAATGAGCAAAAAGGATCCAAGACTAGCAAGGGCGGGAGTAAGCGGGTTCAACAAACCAAAGAGGACTCCTAATCATCCTAAGAAGTCTCATGTAGTTGTAGCTAAGTGTGAGGATGGTTCAGTTAAAACAATTAGATTTGGACAACAGGGAGTTAGTGGCGCAGGTAAAAATCCTAGTAGTGCTAAAGATAAAGCTAGACGTAAGTCCTTTAAAGCTAGACACGCTAAAAACATAGCCAAAGGAAAATGTTCTGCTGCTTACTGGTCGGATAAGGTCAAATGGTAGACTTATACTGTGTAGTCTGGAAAGATGCCCAAGGTGGTTCTAACGCAGGTTGGCGAGAAGTAGAAGAGTTAACTAAAATTAAAGTAGCTACTGCTATTTCTTGTGGTTCTATTTTACTAAACGACGAAGAGAAGTTAATAATTTGTCCTCACTTGTTAATTGAAGATAATAAAATTATAGAGGGTGATGCAGAGTTAGTAATACCGCAACAGTGGGTAATCTCAATAACTAAGGTGTATACGGTAGATTAATATGGCTAAAAACATGAAGCACTACAAACGTGACGGAACCTTACACACAGGAGGAACTCACAAAATGCCAGATGGTTCTTTACATTCTGGTAAAACCCACGGCAAGACTTCTGTAAAATTGTACCACTACAAAGACTTGTCTAAAAAAGCAAAGGAGAAAGCCAATGTATAGTTACGGAAAAGGTAAGAAGAAAAAGCCAAAGTCTAAGCCAAAGGGAAAATAAAATGGCTAAACGTGGATTGTATAGCAATATTAATGCTAAACGTAAGCGTATTGCTGCTGGTTCAGGAGAAACCATGCGTAAACCGGGGTCTAGAGGTGCGCCTAAAGCTTCTGCCTTTAAGAAAGCAGCTAAGACAGCTAAGAAGCGGTAAAAATAACATTAAAAATATCTTGACTTTAGTTATAAAATATGGTATAATATATAATATATAGTTCTATAGAGATAATCAAAGGCGACCTCAATGGATCAAGAAACACAAACATACTACGACCAATACTTTAGTCTTTTTCTTACAGATGGTTGGAAACAACTAGTACAAGACTTTAGTAACAACGCTTTACAGATTAACAGCTTAGAAGCAGTCAAAGATGCTGACGATATGTACTTCCGTAAGGGACAACTAAACGTATTAGCCCACTTAATTAACATGGAAACTATTGTTAGTACTAACTACGAAGAAGCAAGTAAGACTGAAGATGATTAAAGTATTTGAGTTTCGTTGTACTAATGGACATATTTTTGAAGAATTTGTAGAAAAAGATACTACAATCAGTAGGTGCGATTGTGGTGCTAATGCTACAAAGATTGTTTCTGCTACTCGTCACATACTTGACGGTGCCTCTGGGGACTTTCCCGGTAGGCATATAAAGTGGGTACGTGAACACGAGAACGCAGGATAAACTAGTAAGGAATCCTAGCCGGGGCAACTCCTATTATATTTCTCCACAACCTAATAAGGCGGGGTAAGTTTATATTATGTCAAGAGCAACACTAATTGATGAGCGTCCAGAAGAAGAGTTAGAAGCAACAGATCAACTCGACACAGAAGATACTGTAGAGACTCCAGAGGAACAACCTCAAGCAGAATCTGAACTTCCAGAAAAATACCAAGGTAAGTCAGTAGAGGATCTAGTGCAAATGCACCAAGAGCTTGAAAGATTTACAGGAAAGCAGAGTACGGAAGTTGGAGAGTTACGAAAAGTTGTTGATAACCATATTCAGACACAACTTGTTAACCAACCAGCACCTGAACAACAGCAACAAGAAGACGAAGTAGACTTTTTTGTAGATCCTACAACTGCTGTTAACCGAGCTATAGACAACCACCCTAAGATAAAAGAAGCACAAGCTTACACACAACAATACAAACAACAGGCTACTCTTGCACAGCTTAAATCTAAGCATCCAGAAATGGAAGGTATTTTGCAAGACCCTAAGTTTGCTGAGTGGATCAAAGGGTCTAAAGTCCGAACAAACTTGTTTGTACACGCTGACCAACAGTACGATTACGATGCCGCTGATGAACTATTTAGTAATTGGAAAGAACGTAACCAAGTAGTCCAACAGACAGCGCAAGCTGAAAAGGTAGCTCGTAAGAGTGCAGTACAGTCTGCTAACACAGGCAACGCTCGTGGAACATCAGAAGGATCTCGTAAGAAAGTTTATCGTCGTGCTGACTTAATTAAACTTATGAAAGAAGACCCTGACCGCTACATGGCACTACAGCCTGAAATAATGGCAGCTTATGCGGAAAGGAGGGTCAAATAGCCTAAAGGAGAAATACAATGGCTGAACAAACTTATCCCGGCACAGTTGGCGGTAACTCTATCGTCAATAAGGCCAAAGCAGACAAGTTCATTCCAGAAATTTGGAGTGACGAAATTATTGCTGCTTTTCAAAAGAACTTGAAGATGGCACCTCTTGTCAAGCGTTTATCTATGACAGGAAAGAAGGGTGACTTGATTCACGTACCTAAGCCCATTCGTGGTGAAGCAAATGCTAAGGTAGCTGACACTGCTGTTACTATCCAAGCAAACACTGAGACTGAGTTGCAGATCACTATTGATCGACACTTTGAGTACTCACGCTTCATCGAAGATATCGTAGAAGTACAGGCACTGTCCTCTCTGCGTCAGTTCTACACTGAAGATGCTGGTTATCAATTGGCTGTGACGGTTGACACTGACCTGATGAATGCAGCTACTGGCTTTGGTGATGGTACTCGTACTACTACTCCTGCTAACACTGGTGCAAACTGGGTTAACACTAACAGCTATTACTTTAATGCTGCTGCTGGTCTTGCTGCTTACGCAACTGACACAGTAACTGCTGGTGATAACTTTACTGATCTTGGTTTCCGCGAAGCTATCAAGAAGATGGATGATGCTAACGTACCTATGGACAATCGTTGCTTGGTGATTCCACCTGCTGCGCGTAAGTCTATCATGGGTATTGAGCGATACGTGTCCTCTGACTTTGTTGGTGGCCGTGGTGTAGAAACTGGATTGATTGGTAACCTCTACGGTGTAGACGTTTACGTTTCTGCTAACTGTCCTGTTATTGAAGTAGCTGCTCAGAACAGCGCCTCAACTCTTGACACTCGTGGTTGTTTGTTCTTCCACAAGGACGCTCTTGTTCTTGCAGAGCAAATGGCTGTACGTTCGCAGACTCAGTACAAGCAAGAGTACTTGTCTACTCTGTACACTGCTGACACTTTGTACGGCATTCAAACCTATCGTCCTGAAGCAGGATTTATCCTGTCACTAGCTGACGCTTAAGTTCTACGGGGGTCGCAATGGCCCCCTTTTATTTAAACATCTTAGATTAGGGTGTTTAACTAAAAGACACAACGGATAGGAAAACCTTATGTCTAACTATGTAAAATCCACAAATTTTACTGCTAAAGATTCTTTACCTACAGGTGACGCCAATAAGGTTATTCGTGGTTCAGAGTTTGACACAGAATTTAATGCTATTCAAGTAGCCAGTGCAACCAAAGCAAACTTAGGATCACCTACGTTTACTGGTACAGCTACGTTTGCTAATCTTACTGTTACAGGAACCGTTACCGCAGGAACTATTGATCTTAACGGTGGTGCCTTAGATAACGTAACTATTGGTGGAACAACACCAGCGGCTGGTACGTTTACTTCTTTAGTCGCTACAACGGCAGATGTTAACGGTGGTACTATTGATGGTGCTGTTATTGGTGCCTCTACCCCAGCAGCGGGAACTTTTGCGGCTGTTGCTGGTACTACAGGTACGTTTTCAGGGGCTGTTACAGGCTCTAACTTAAGCATTTCTAACTGGAATACAGCTTATGGTTGGGGTAACCACGCATCCGCAGGGTACTTAACCAGTGTAGCATTTAGTAATATAGATGCTGCTGCTGTTATTTTATCTTCAGAAACTTTTGCAAGTAACGACACTTCTTTACCTACGACAGCTACGATGACTGCAAGAATACTAGCAGCTTCTCTTGCGTCTGTTGCATCTCTTAATGATCTTAGTGATGTTAATCTAACACCTGCTCCAACAGATGGTCAAACTTTAGTTTATGATAACAGCACATCAAAGTTTAAAGCAGGTACTTCCGGTGCAGGGCTAGACGGTGGTTTTGCTAATTCAACTTATCTTACAGCTCAGAATTTTAACGGAGGCGGTGCATAATCATGGCTAGCATTATTCAAATACGCAGAGATACAGCATCTAACTGGACTTCAGCTAATCCAACATTAGCACAAGGTGAGTTAGGAATAGAAACAGATACACTAAAAGTAAAAGCAGGTACTGGTTCTGGGAACTGGGCCAGCCTTAGTTATCTAATTGATACAGGTGGTTATGTTACGGCAACTTACTCAGGTAATGTTGCAATTACTGGATCGTTA